GGATCACCTTTATACTTTCTAGGAAAGGATGGATAGTATTTTCCCCTATAAGCCATCTAAATAACTATACTATAGAACTATTTAGAGTGCCAGCACCAAGACCAAGAGGGATATCAGATATAATGCCTAAGTTACAAAGAGTAGCTCAGACATCAAAGTTTCTTGTAAAATTTGTACTACCAAATAGCCCATTAAGATCAGAAATGAGAAAAAAAGGGATAAATGATCGTTTTATCTCTGATAATATTGGACTTTTATGTAGTGACGCAGTATTACCAGGTAGTAATATGGCATCTGTGAATACTGCTGGAGATTATCAGGGATTAGTAGAAAAATTCGCACATACAAGACAGTTCACTCAAATTAGTTTTGATTTTTATGTTGATTTGGAATATAAATCACTTAAATTTATCGAACATTGGATGGAATATATTTCAGGACAATCTAATTCTGACCCTTCAAGGGATGCGTATCATTTTAAAATGGCATATCCCGAAGAATATAAATCTAATGATACGAGAATAGTAAAATTTGAAGCAGATCATTTTCAATTTTTGGAGTATCGCTTTGTTGGATTATTTCCAATTGCCTTAAACTCAACTAGGGTTTCATATCAAAATTCACAGGTATTAAAAGCAACAGCGTCATTTAGTTTTGATAGATATATTTGTGGGGAAACCTCATCATTAGCAAGAGCGTTAGGTATTGATTTGAATAATAATAGAAGAAAATCTGGTAATAATAATATAAGGTATAATGATGCTGGTGCTTTAAATGAAGTTATGAGTGGAGTATCTTTATTGAATGATAGTGTTGGATATCAAAGACGATTAGATGGAGGAACTGTAACAGGTAGTGTGGATAGCAGTCAATTTGGTCGAAGTCCTTTTCCTGTTTTCCAAAGATAAGTTTTTAAAACCCCTATAAATAATTTTATGAAGTGTAGTAATTATTATGCCATTACCAACCATATCAACTCCAACATACGAGTTGACTCTCCCTTCATCAAACAGGAAAATTAAATATAGACCGTTTCTAGTGAAGGAGGAAAAGATTCTTATCTTAGCGATGGAATCTCAAGATACAAAACAGATTGCGAGAGCAGTCAAAGATGTGATTTCTCATTGTATACTTTCAAAGGGAATAAAGGTTGAAAAATTAGCAACCTTTGATATAGAATATCTTTTTCTAAACATTCGTGGAAAATCTGTTGGAGAGCAAATTGAAGTGATGGTTACTTGTCCTGATGATGGTAAAACACAAGTACCAGCATCCATTAATGTTGATAGCATTAAAGTGCAAAAGGATGAAAACCATTCAACTGACATATCTTTAGATGATGTTTATACTTTAAGGATGAAATATCCTTCGTTGACTGAATTTATTAAAAATAACTTTAGTGCGATGCAGGAGATGAACGTAGATGATACTTTTGATTTAATCGCATCTTGTATAGATCAGGTTTATTCAGAGGAGGAATCTTGGGCTTCGGAAGAATGTACGAAGAAAGAGTTAACAACTTTTATAGAGTCATTAAATTCTAGTCAGTTCAAAAAAGTCGAAACATTTTTTGAAACTATGCCTAAATTATCTCATACTGTTACTGTCACCAATCCAAACACTAAAGTTGAGAGTGATATAAAAATTGAGGGGCTGCAGAATTTTTTCGCATAAGTATGGCACATGAAGATCTTGTGTCATACTATAAGTTAAATTTTGCCTTGATGCAGCACCATAAATATAGTTTAACTGAACTTGAGAATATGATACCTTGGGAAAGAGAAATTTACGTTTCTCTATTGCAACAGTATGTTGAAGAGGAAAATTTAAAAGCACAACAAAATAATGGATGAGGAACAAGGTTTAGCGTCACCGATTGCAGGTGGATTAAGAGGTATTAGAAGAAGCGTATCTTCTAGTATCTTTACTGGTCGTGCTGTTCCACCACAAGCTCAAGGTGATACAATATCACAAAATTTAATATCAAAAAATTCATTGACTTTAGAAAGTGTTTCAGGTCAACTTTCAGGAATAACTCAACAAGTCTCAAGTATTAATAATTCGTTAGAGGCAATAAAAAATAATTTACAAGTAAGTGATGCATTAGAAAGACAAAGACAAGCAGCAAAAGAAAGAAGGGAAGCTATATTAGCAGAGCAGGGATTAAGAGAGGGTAAAGAATCAGAATTAGAAAAAAGAATACAATTTGCATTACTTACTCCAGTCAGAAGAGTTAAGCAAGTAGCTCAAGGTATTTTATCAAGATTGACAGATGCTTTTTTATTCTTAGCAGGTGGTTGGTTAGTTAATACAACATTAACGTTCTTAAGATTAAATGCCGAGGGGAATGAGGAAGAATTAAAAAAATTTAAGGATAAATTAGTAGGCAGTCTGATAATAATGGGTGGTATAACATTAGCTGCAACCATCGCATTTGGTAAATTACTCGCACTAACAAAAGCATTTACAGCAACTCTATTATTAGTAGTTTCCACTAATTTCATAAAAAGACCATTTGAATTATTATTCAATTTTATTGGAGTAAATCTCAATAAATTTAAAAATATGTTACGACTTGGAATAGTCGGTTTAGTTGATAATGTTAAGAATGTAGATCCAAAAGCAGCAGCTCAGGCTACAAGAGATAGTAAAATATTATCGAGATCAGCAGCAGCAACTGGTGGAGTCGTAGCAACACAAGCGTTCTTTCCAAATAAAATTAGACAATTCAATAACATATTTCGTAATATGTTTGGTAAACCAATTGTTACCAAAGAAATGGCTGCTGCTACTGCATCTAAAGCAACTAAGGTAGGTGCATTTTCAAGACTAGGACAGTTCGGTGGAAAACTTTTAAATACATTTAATAAATTATTTTATGTTGTAGAGGGTGTATTTGATTTTGCAGATTATAAAAAGAGAGGTAACAGTAATTTCCAAGCATTTATAGGATCTCTAACGAGAGGAGTTACCAAATACTTAACATTTGGTGCTGGTATGAAAACTGGTGCATTGATTGGTGGTTTTTTAGGAGGACCACCTGGTGCACTTATCGGTGGTTTATTAGGTGGTATCGGTGTGAGTTTATTTGGTGGTGATGAGGCAGCAGCAAATTTCGTTGGTGGAGGTGTTGATTCGTTAACAGGTGCGAATCAAAATGTAGAAGGTGATACTAGTATGAATAATAATTCTGCATCTGGTAATATAGAGGGAACGAATACCTCTAATAATGATAATATTATGGCAAGACCAGTTTCTTATGATTCTGTTAGTGGAATAGTGCCATTTAAAACAAGAGATGAAAATTTAGATCAGAAATTGGCTTTAAATGAAGATGTAGAAGTAATAAACTTACCATTACAAGGAAAAAGTACACCTCAAACTGGAACATCAGGTCCAAGCAAAGTAGGTGCAGTAAAAGTGCCTAAATTTTCAACATCAGATTATGCCAATAATTACGTGATAGTCGCAGAATCTTTGTTTAATGTAAGCACGGTCTAATGTCAATACAAAAACAACGTAATTCTTTAATAAGTTCATCAAATAGTATTAATTCTATACGTAATTCTGTATCAAATTTTTCAAAAGGTTTGGGTAGAACAAGTTTGCTTGCGAGTGGAATTATAGAACAAACTCGCAAAACAAATATTTTCACTTCTAAATTGATAAGAAAGGATGATCAGTATTTTAATAAGAGAAGAGAAAATGTAAGGAGAAAACAAAGAGAGGATGAACTAGAATCAACATCAATAAAAGGTGTAGAAACAAAACAAGGTAATATAGTTCAAAGAAGCACAAAAGGATTTTTAGGGAGAATATTAGATTTCTTTGGTATAATTTTAGTAGGATGGTTTATAAATTCTTTACCAGTAATATTAAATGCTATATCATCACTTATAAAAAGAATTCAACAATTAACTAATATTTTAACTAATTTCGTAGAGGGAGTTGGTGATTTTTTCACTTCATTGGGACAAGGAATAAGAGAAGCTATGGATTCCTTACCAAAATTTGATTTTTTAAAAGCAAAAGCAGAACAGGAAGATGAGAATGAAAAGGCAGTAAACGCTTTACTTTTACTTAATACTGAATTTCAAGAAGCAGTTGAAGGGTTTGAAAAAAGTGTTGATAATGAAGTGTTAAGAAGTGATGTCAATAAAAATAATTTAGAAATGACCTATGGTGAGGAAATTGATAAGGCATATAAAGATGGATTACAGGAGGCAAAGGAGAGTGGAGCGGAAGTAGAAGAAGGTGTGGGTGACGTAGGTGATGCAACTTTAGATGGTGAGGTAAGACAAGATGATAACATAATAACAGTGCCTGTTAATGATAGTGATAATGAAAATGAAAATGTTGTCGAGACACCAATAGACCAAGAGGAGACTGAAGATGATATAATAGTGGGACAGGCAGATAAAATAATTGATGATGGTGTCAAATTAGTCAATAATCAAAAAGAAAAGGATGTAGTGTCGGAAAAAGACGTTGATAATGAAGTAAAAAATCAGACTAATAAATTAAAAAATACCATTGGAGATGTAAGTAAGAGAAATCAAACTACAAACAAAAAAAATAATAATACTACTGGCACTAAAAAAAGAAGAGAAACCGTAGTGTATAGAGGTGATCAGGGTGCATTGAAATTGATAAAGGGTACAGGAGTTGATGCACTTACTAAAGAAGAAGCAATATCAAATTTTTTAAAACTTAAAGAAAAAGATTTAAATAGAACAGCAAAAGAAAACTTTAGATTTAAATCACTTAGTATACTTCTCAATGATAAATTTGGTGTTAATACCAGAGATATTCAAACAAATGTAAATATAAGCATTCCAGGAAGAAAAGATGATATGGGATTGATTGTTCCTATCTCCAAAAATGAACAGAATCTTGTTAAAAATAAAAAATCTAATAAAACAACTGTCATTATACAAGAGGTCGCAGTTAATACAGGTAATGGTGGATCATTTGTTGGTGGAGGAGGTTCAGGTATTGGAGTTGAATTTAATACCAATAAAGATCCAATCAAAAAAGCTCAGACTCTCATATTGAATAGCTAATGTCAGTAAAATCATCAATATACGAAGAATTTATTATCGAATCAGGAGACGGTTCTACTACCGTTGACATAGCAGAGGGTGTTGTTAACTTCACATATTATGAAAATTTATTTTCACCAATTATCACAGCTAGAATAGTTGTAGTTAATACTGGTGGAGTTGTACGTGGTAAAGATGGTAAATTACAATCTCTTTATAATGGTTTACCACTAAGAGGTGGTGAGAGAGTATCGATAAAAATAGCTGCTAATTCAGTCACTAATCAAACACTAGATTTTTCAGAACCCACGAAAAATTTTTACGTTAGCGGTATAGAAAATGTGATGATAGATGGAGAGCGTGAGAGTCTAGTTTTAAATTTAGTAAGTAGAGAGGCAATTACGAATGAGACTGCACGGGTTGGTAAAAAATTTACCCCAGAGACTAATATTTCTGCCGCTGTAAAAGATATTTTAAAAAATTATATTAAAACTGATAAAATAAATGAAATAGAGACTACAATGAATAATTATGGGTTCATTGGAAATATGAAAAAACCATTTCAAATATTAACTTGGTTAGCAAGTAGATCTATGTCTGGTGAATCCGAGGAGGAATCAAAAGGTAGTAGTGCTGGTTTCTTTTTCTATCAAACAAAAGATGGATTTAATTTTAGATCCATTGACTCTTTAGTAGAGCAAAATCCTTTTGAAAAAGATTATAGGTATGCACCAAATGTAGTAAATTTTAATGATCCAAATAAAGATTTTAAAATTATAGAATACAACATAAATCAAAATATTGATTTGATGAATAAACTAGAAAGAGGTGCATATAGTAGTCAAAGATATTATATTAATCCCCTTTCATTTGCTCCTTATATCAACCATTTTAAGTCATCAGATTATGTTAACAATATTAAAACTTTAGGTGAAAATAAAATAGAATTTCCATCTGCACCTATGTCAGAAATAGAGGATGCTGAATCTTTAGGAAATGCACCAACTCGTATATTCAGTGCAATGTATGATATTGGCACATTAGAGGAAAATGCGAGTAAGAAAGGTTGGAATGACCCCATTCAAAGAAATGCTGATCCAGTGATGATTGACGCACAATCAAGAATGAGATATAGTTTATTACATACTCAGGTTGCAGAGATTGTTGTACCTCTCAATACAAATTTATCTGCGGGCACTGTCATTAGATGTGAATTTCCCCGCAACGATTTAGAAAAAAGACACGTTCCAGATCCTGATTCAAGTGGTCTATATATGATTAAAGAGATGTCTCACTATTATGATGTAGAGGGTTCGTTCACTAGATTAAAATTATTAAGAGATACTTACGGAAGGAAATGATAGAAAATTCTCTAATTAAAACTAATTTTACAGGAAAAGATGGATTTCGATGGTGGATAGGTCAGGTAGCACCAGAAGAAGCACAGGGAGATCAAATCAACCAATTAGGTGATGCTTGGGGATGTAGAGTAAAAGTAAGAATCTATGGTTATCATCCTGCTGATATAACTGAATTACCTGATAAAAGTTTACCTTGGGCTCAGGTGCTGTTATCTTCACAGGGTGGATCAGGTAAAGCGAATCGAGCAAGATCAATTCGCATATCACCAGGTGATACTGTTATGGGATTTTTTCTTGATGGTGATGATGCACAACTTCCTGTTATATTGGGAATATTTGCAAATACTGGATACTATGCAAGTGATGAAGAATATAAATCTCCATTCGTACCATTCACAGGATATACAAGTAAGATTAAACCAAATAGTGAATTTATTTCTAAGAATGAAGGTGGTGATGATTCAAACAAGAGTCAAAAATCACCTAGATTTTTACCTCAAGAAATAGTCGAAGATTTAAAAGAACAACAGGAAAAAGGAAAAGCAAAATTAGAGCAACTTGTAGATGCTGATGAACTAAAACAAGTCCTTAAATCTGGAGCATCACAAACTGGGTTGAAAAATACAGCTGCTAATTCAAAACCAATTCTTGAAAATTTAAAAAGACAATTTGAAAATGTTGATACACAAGCTTTTAAGGCAATAGGTCAAGAACTAATATTAGGAAGTGGGAAACAAGCTTCAACTTCCAATACTAAATCAACAAATAAAATCAAAAATCAACTTAAAAACACCCTTAATGAAGTTAACAATTCTGTTCCAAAAGATAAGTTTAAAAATTTAGCTGAAGGTGCAAAATCAATTGTATCAGCATCAAAACCGATGATTAAAGATATGGTAAATACAACCTTTGATGAATTAGCACCACAACTTAATGGTGGTTTGAATAAACTTTATAAAGATAAATTAGCTGAAGTTTTAGAAAAAACAGGTGATTTAGCTCTTGCAAAGAAAAAAGCACAAGCAGCTCAAGTTGCAATGGTAGGTCCTGTGATGAATCTTCAGAATCTTATGCCTTGTGCTATTAAAAACATCACGGACAAGTTAACTGGTGATGTTGGGAATTTACTTGCAGAGTTTACAAATAATGTTGAAAATTTTACTGATTGTATTGGAGATCAGTTTATAGGTGCATTATTTAATGATATGATTAAGGGTATAAATTCAGAATTATCAGACGCTATAGCAGGTGTGGCTAGTATATTCCCAAGTGGAGATATTGAAGGACTATTAAGGTCGAAGGCTGAGGGTCTACTTGGTATTGCAAGCATTTTTGATGATTGTGAAGTACCAACTGCTGATTTAGGAGGTAAAACTAACAAGTGGATACTAGGTGTTGGACCTGGTAATTTAAATTTAGAAAATATTGCTGGTAAGGTATTAGATATTGCAAATGCAGCACAGGAATTAAAAGAGGCAGCAGCAAGTCCTGGTGGTGTAATTGGTAATCTAGGATTATTTGATTTTATGAGACCAGATGTAAGCACACCAGGTTTTAGTAGCACTTTAAGTGATTGTTACACAGGACCTCCACTTAATTGTTCTGGAATAAAGGTTAATGTATTTGGAGGTGGAGGTCAGGGAGCACAGGTAAATCCTATTTTAGGAGCGATTGTAAGTGACGTTTTTGCAGTGCAAACAGCAAGTTTAATTGGGATGAAAGTTGTTAATCCTGGCAGAGGATATACGTCACCACCATTTATTGAGATAGAAGATACATGTCGTAAAGGTTACGGTGCAGTTGCTAAGTCAGTTATTGATTATGATCCAGCATCACCTACATATCAGCAACTAACTGATGTATTTGTTGTCACTAGCGGTGAAAACTATCCAGTGATTGAACCAGAGGAAGGGGAAGAAGGACCTTATACTGTCGATCATGTTGTTGTAGTAAAACCAGGTCAAAATTATAAACAAGAGGATGTTATAACAGACCAGAAAGGTAATGTATATGAAAAATTTTTAGATGATAGGGGTAGAATATTAAACGTAATTCCACCTGACCCATCTACGAATAATTTAGAAGAATTTACTACTTTACCAGAATTAGAAATTCAATCATCAACTGGATTTGGAGCATTGTTAAAAGGTCAATTAGCACCAAGACCTTCCTATCAAGGTGAGGTAAAGCAAGTTATAGATTGTATATCTCCACGTAATGCTAACATTGTTGGTTTTATAAATGGTGAACCATATTATGGAGCATTTCACGTTATGCCTAACGGAACAAAAATGACAGGTGTAGCACACACCACCACACCTCATGCTATAATATATAATACACCACAAGAAAGTAGAACATCTAGATCCATAGTTTCCACATCTACTTCTTATACAACCGTTTCTTCATCAGCAGTACAGACAAATGTTTCCGACACCACTACAACGAGTCAGTCTGATACAAGTACTATCACTCAAACTGACCCAGTTGACACATCAAGTCAACAAACGACTGGACAGAGTTACACTCCTCCTCCTTCTAGTCCTCCTAGTGGTGGCGGGTCTTCGGGATCAGGTGGTGGATCGTCGGGAGGCGGTGGATATGGAGGAGGGTACTAAATAAAGTATGACAACACCAGCAGAAAATCAAAATTGGCAAAAGAGACAGTATGACTCTTTTGGTCCACATTTTAGAATCGAAACAGCAAATCCAGAGCTAGGAGCTTGTGGAAACATAGCGTATAATTTATACGGGTACTCAGATTCAAAAGATGTGAGTAATGTGGGTATGATGGGTGATGGACAGTTTCAAATATTTGCAGATCAATGTATCACAATTGCAGGAGGAGCAAGTGTCGATGGTGGAGGGTTATGTGTTAATATTGTAGGAACAAAAGGTGATGTTGCAATATCTGCAGAGGCAAATGGTGATGTGAGAATAAAAGGAAGAAACATTTTTTTAGATGCTGCAGAAAATATTGAGTTAACTACAGGTGGTAAAGTTGACATTGATTCAGCTGAGTTGATAGCAACAACACAAAATACAACAAGAATAAATGCAAGAAAAACTAGAATAAGCGGTAATAATATTGATATTGGTGGTAAAACAAATATTACTTTAATAACACCCAAAGGATCAATTAAAGTTAAAAGGATAGTAGCAAGAGATGTAAACTGGGCTACACAAGTTTTTGCTGGAACCTCAGTTCCTAGTGATGCACTTAATTCAATATAATAATGGCAGATTATAAAAATGGTGGAGTACCCACTCCCGATTATGACAGTGATGATATAAATTATATCAATCAAAAAACTGAAATCACTGAAGATCTATTCGTATACGGTAATTCTTACGCACAATCTTTTAATGGTGTTGAGATAAGTGTTGTTGGTTCAACACTTACATTCACTGTTGCTGGTATTGGGAGTACAAGTCTTACTCTCTCTTGACGATTTTTATACATATGCTATAATAAGAAAAAAAATTATTCTCATATGGAAGATTTTGTATACGAAGTTATTGTAGACATCTGTGCTAGAACTTTCAAACTTAGAAGTAGTAATGGAGATAATAAGATAATTGCGTGTGAGGATTCTGCAGAGTTTATGAGAGTTTTAGAGGTATGTGACCAGATGCTTGAACCATACATGATTAAATACGCAGAATTATCATTAACCACAGATAAATAAATGAAATACAAGATAACCACAAACTTCTGTTGGTTTCGTGGTGGTAGTATGATCGTCAAGATGTATTATATAAATGGTATGCCTTTTACTTTTGATGAATTACCTGACGGTCATTTGAGAGATCAAGAATTAATCAAAGAAGCAGATAAGCATCGAACATATGATGATGCAGATATGTATCAATATTATTCTTATCTTGTAGAAGAAGAATTGCATCCGTGTTTGTTTATGGTTGATTTAGAAAACCCAGAGGAATTGCCAGATGATATCTCGATTCATTTAGATACGGATGAGTTATGAGCTAAATAGACCTAGTATGTATTGGTCTAATCGATCACATTTATAGTAGTTAAAAAAGATGCCTCTTAATAAGTTAGAGAATTTTATAAAGAATACTGATGGTCGTGTTCTTTATGTTAATCCAAATGACCTTGATTCTACCGATGGTATTGAAAATAAAGGTAATTCATTAACCAAACCTTTTAAAACAATCCAAAGAGCACTAATAGAGGCTGCTAGATTTTCGTATTTAAAGGGAAATGATAATGATTTAGTAGAAAGAACAACAATATTACTTTTTCCAGGCGATCATGTAGTTGATAATAGACCAGGTTTTGGTATAAGATCTGCAGGTACCGCTGCTAGAGCAGTAAGTCCATCAGGTGCAACTAGTGGAGCGATTAGTACTTTAACACTTACTTTAAATTCCAATTTTGATTTAACATCTGAAGACAATATTCTATACAAATTCAATAGTGTTCACGGTGGTGTTGTTGTTCCAAGAGGTACATCAATAGTTGGATTAGATTTAAGAAAGACAAAAATTAGACCACTATATGTTCCAAATCCAACTGACACTAACGCACCAAAAACAGCATTATTCAGAATAACAGGTGCTTGCTATTTTTGGCAGTTTACATTTTTTGATGGAAGTGAAGGAGGTTTAGTATATACTGACCCATCAGATTTTAGTATTAATAATCAATCAAAACCAACATTTTCTCATCATAAATTAACTGCCTTTGAATATGCTGATGGTGTTAATAAACTTGATAATTTTAGCGACTTAACAGACTTAGACATATATTATAGTAAGTTAACTAATGCATTTAATCAGGCTACAAACCGAGAAATAGATCAAAAATACCCCGCTTCACCAAGAGCATTTGCACCTCAAAGACCAGAATTTGAAATTGTTGGTGCCTTTGCAACTGACCCACTTAAAATATCTAGTATTGAGTCAGGAGATGGGGCAACACCAGGTCAAGTTGTAACTGTAAAAACTACGCTAAATCATAACTTATCAGCTGGGACACCAATAAAAATTCGTGGCATAAACGTAGCGGATTATAATATTTCAACAAAAGTATCAAGTGTTATTGATGCAACTAGATTTAGATATTCATTACCATTTGTTAGACCAAATTTACCAGCGGGGTCTGCTGGAGGATTAAGTGCAGCGAATGGACAGGTATTAGTCGAGACTGATACAGTCACGGGTGCATCACCATATATCTTTAACGTATCAATGCGTTCTGTATATGGTATGCAGGGTTTACACGCTGACGGTTCAAAAGCGACTGGTTTTAGATCAATGGTGACTGCACAGTTTACTGCAGTATCCCTACAGAAAGATGACAGAGCGTTCGTCAAATATGATAAAACAAATAGGAGATACAGTGGTATTGCATTTTCCAAACAGACAGGTGCATTACTATCTTCTGAATCATCATCCACTAACCCTAGCACAGTATTTCATTTAGACCAAGAAGCAAATTATCGTAAGGATTTTAGAACAACACATATAAAAGTGTCAAATGACGCAGTGGTTCAAATTGTGTCAGTGTTTGCGATTGGATTCCACGCTCACTTTGAGATGATAAATGGAGCAGACGCATCTATCACAAACTCAAACTCAAACTTTGGTAGTTTCTCACTTCTTGCTGAAGGATTTAAAAAAGAGGCATTTGATAAAGATAATAAAGGATTTATTACATCTGTAATTACTCCTCGTTCGGTTGTAAACGAAGAACAGCAGATTGAATTTTTACAGATTAATCCTAGTAATACAACCACTACAAAGTTATTCTTATTCGCACAAACTGATTTAAGTACACCACCTACACACATAGCACAGGGTTTCAGAATTGGTGCTAATTTTAATGAAAAACTGTACATAGATAAAGTTGGCAACACATATTCAGCAACAGTAGTCATGCCAAATGGTGCTACAGGCACATCAAATGTTGGAGAAAAGAATTATGAAGCGTTACATTCAGATGCAAGTGCAGCTAATAAATCTGTATTTAAAATTGAAGCAGGACACGAATTAGCAAATGGAGAATCAATTAGAATTATCGCTGATAATGGTGACTTACCTGAAAATGTTGATCCACATACAGTTTACTTTGCAATAACAAGCACTCAAGATACATCTCTATCAGCGACAGAGATACGTATTGCTTCATCTAAAACAAACGCTGAATTGGCCGTTCCTGTTTTTGTAAAATCCGTAGCTAATACATCAGATAAGTTTAGAGTTATTAGTAGAGTATCAGATAAAAAACCAAATGATGCAGGACACCCTATTCAATATGATACAAGTGCAAATCAATGGTTCGTTCATACAAGTTCTACTGACAATACAATACAATCAAATCTTGCATCATTAAGCACCGATGACATTACATATGTTCTTAGGAAAGATGATGATAGAAGTTTAGATGAGAAAATTTATAAGTTAAGATATGTTGTTCCAAAAGAATTACAAAACGGAAGAGATCCTGTAGATGGATTTGTTCTTCAAGATTCAAGTTCAACAACTGTAATAGCAGATAGCGATTTTAGTAAAACATCAATAACATCAAGTGATTATGCTTTTGATCGTAATACAAGGTTCATATCACAAGCCAACTTTGATTCAACACTACAATTAGTAGAAATACGTTCTGATAAACCTCACAATTTAGGTGTTGGAGATCAAATAATCGTAAAAAATGTACAGAGTACATTTAATACTTCTGGAATAGATGACAAAGGTTTTAATGGAACTTTCATTGTATCTGAAATTACAAATGATAAAGAGTTTAAATACTCACCCACTGATACATCTGGTATAACTCATACAACTGGTGACTTTACAAATACAACTCATACACGTTCTACATTATTACCAAGATTTGATCGAAATAATAATAGTGGTAACTTCTTTATATACAGAACTGAAGTCGTTACACCATATATTGAAGGAGTTCAAGATGGTGTATTCCACTTATTTGTCTTGAATGGTAATAATGCGATGGATGAACCATCGAATGAATTTTCTGAATTAAAATATAATCAGAATATTGTTAACTTATTCCCAGAATATGATAGAGATAATGTCGATGCAAACCCACCTGCTGCTGTATCACACGCAAAACGTTTTCCAATTGGTGACGTTATCACAAATGATTTAAAGAAAAGTGTAACAAGAGAAACAATCAACCAATTTTTGAAGAATGTTGATGGTTCTATTGGCATTACTTCAGTAACTAATAATAATACAAACGCTGTCATAAATCTTGATGAAGAACATGGGTTACAATCTTTAAAATATATCAGTACATTAAGTGGTGGATCAGGTCACACTGACGGAACTTATCATAATATAAAACTATTCAATTCAAATGCAGCACCATCGACTGCGACTTGGGATGGTGCAACTGCAAAAGTTACTGTTGCGAGTGGAGCTGTTACATCAGTTGAAATCACTGAGGGTGGTTCTGGATATACAAATGGCGAAACATTATTCCTTGACAGTTCTTCTGTAGCGACTGGTGGTATAGGTGGTAGTCCTAGTGCGAATGTTACGATTGCGACTGCTGGTATATCATCAGTAACTGGTAATTATATTCAAGTTACTGGTATTACAACTGGTACTGATTCCTATCATCGTATATCAAGTGTTAATAGCACAAGACAAATCACAGTTTCCAAATCTGCCACTGATACATTACTTGACGGTCAACAGATTCATGATATGGGTCCTTGGGTTGCAGTTGGATCAGCATCAACAACGTCTGGAGTCACACAATTTACAACTCCTGTAGATCATGGGTTATCTGTTGGTAATAAATTTAGAGTTCTTAATAGCACTGATGTAAACTTAGGAGATTTTGTTGTAACATCAGTCGTTGGTATAACTCAATTCTCTGCTAAGACGACAAATGACTTAGTAGATCCAAAGTACATATTAAAACACGGATTATCTGATAATGAGGCAATTTCTGGAGCTGCTGGTGAGAATTTAGATGTAAGAGGATTTAATATATTCGACCATGAAACACTTATTCTAAATGAAGCGATTAATACAGGAGACGTTGCATTTAAAGTTAAACTTCCTGACGGGTCTACCACTGCAACATCAATAATAAATCGTTTCCCACTTGGTTCGTATATTCAGATTGGAAGTGAAATAATGCGTATTGCTTCCAATAGTTTGAGTGGTGGAGGTGGTGATGAAATAACAGTTGTTCGTGGTTCACTTGGAACTAATACATTAATACACCCTATCAATTCATTAATTAAAAAAGTTAAACCTCTACCAATTGAACTTCGTAGACCTTCAATATTGAGATCATCAGGACATACATTTGAATATGTTGGTTTTGGTCCAGGTAACTATTCAACTGCCCTACCACAGCTACAGAATAGATCACTTACTGAGAGGGAAGAGTTCCTTAATCAAGCACAGGAAACATCTTGCGGTAATGTAGTTTACACTGGAATGAATGACAAAGGTGATTTTTATATTGGAAATACCAAGATAGAATCTGCCAGTGGACAGCAAAAAACATTTGATATTCCCGTACCAACGGTTACAGGTGAAGATCCAAACAGATTGAGTTTAGTCGCTGATGAAGTTATTGTTAAAGAAAGACTCTTAGTTGAAGGTGGTTCATCGAAACAGATATTATCTCAATTTGATGGTCCAGTTACATTTAATAGCGATGTTAGATTATCTAACGACCAGAAACAAATTACAATTGAACCAGAAATAAGAGCCAGAGACGCTAACTTTAAGGACACAGAAAATGCTACAAGTACAACTACAGGTGCTGTAACTGTTGAAGGTGGTGTAGGTATTGCGAAGAGTGTTTATATTGGTGGAGATCTAATTGGTAGTAATACTGGATTCTCTGGAGTCCCTGATATTCTTGGAATTGGATCAATCACTGCAACAGCATATTATGGTGATGGTGCTGGACTAACAAATACAGGAGCAAATTTAACAACAGCAAGCTCTGGCACTGAAAGAGTGGTTTTGACAGATATCACAAGTGGCACAATGACTGCTGCGAAGACTGATAGTGATCTTACATTTAATTTTGCAACTAATACTTTATCCTCTGTAAACTTTGCTGGAAGTTTAATTGGTAACGCAGATACTACAACATTAGCAACAAACGTTGTTGGTGGTGCAAATCATGTTCCATTTAACACAGCAACAGATACAACATCTACTACAAGTAATTTTACCTTCACCACATCAGGTTCTTTCGCAAGTAATAATCAATTAAAAGTAATAGGTGAATTAGTTGTTGATGGTGTTAGAATTGGAAATGTAGATGGTACAACAATAGATACAACCACTGGTGATTTAAAATTAACATCTACAAATAATAAAGTTGTTATTAGTGCCACCACACCTTCTACAAGTAAAGATACAGGTGCTCTAGTTGTGGAGGGTGGACTAGGGGTTGAAGGTAAAATCCATGCAGGAAATGACATAGTTGCGTTTAACGCATCTGACATTACACTCAAAGAAAATATTACTCCAATAACTAACGCAATTGATAAGATAAATGCGATAAGTGGAAATACATTTACTTGGAAAAATGGTATTGATGGTACGATAACTGATTCAGGTAGCATACAAGATCTAGGTGTAATCGCACAAGAGGTTGAAGCACTTGGTTTAGTTGGTCTAACAACAACAAGGGCAAATGGTATAAAGGCAGTTCGTTATGAAAAATTAATACCTGTCCTCATAGAGGCTGTCAAGGAACTTTCTGCAAAAGTTACTGCACTTGAGGGTTCATAAATAACTAAAAAAATAACTGATGGCAAATATCAAGAAGAATTTTAATTTTCGTAACGGTGTACAGGTAGATGATGACAACCTGTTAGTAACCGCTACTGGTCTGGTTGGTATCGGAACCACTATACCAACTGAGGCTCTTGATGTTCGAGGAAACGTAAAAGTAATTGGTGATGCAACCATAACTCAAGCCACTGTTGGTTTATTAACAATTACTGAGGTAGCACCTGTAAAGATAATTGGTGCTGGTCTAAGTGTTGTAAGTGGAATTGTTACAGCAGAAGGAACAGGAATACTTACTTATTTTGGTGATGCGAGTAATTTACTTGGTATGCCAACCTCACAATGGGAAGATGTTGATGTTGGTTTAGGATTTACAAGTATATACAACACAGGTGGTAATGTAGGTGTTGGAACTGATAATCCTTTGTTTACAATACAAGCTGGTGGAAATGTTGATGGTGGAGAGGAAGGTGTTGGTATCAGTTCTGCAGGTAATATCAAAGTATCTGGTATTATAACTGCCTCTTCTTTTGTTGGAGACTTCACTGGTAATATCGTAAGTCCATCAACTTTTACAGGAAATGTAGATTTAAATGCAGATTTGGATGTAGAAGGTCATACAAATTTAGATAACGTAAGTATTACTGGTATCACAACATTCTCAGGAGATATTGATGTTGATGCACATACTCATCTTGATAATGTTAGCATATCAGGAGTAACTACTTTTTCAAGTAATGTTGATGTAAACGCTGATATCGACATTGACGGACATACTAATCTTGATAATTTAAGTGTTGCTGGTGTCTCTACATTTACTGGACTTGTAGACGCAAATGGTGGAGCAACTATTGATAATATAAAAATTGGTATTGATACAAATGAAGAAATTGGAACTACTACTGGTAATTTAACATTAGATTCTGCAGCTGGACAAGTTATAGTCAATGATCATTTCTCAGTAACAGGAGTATCGACATTTAGTAATGATATTGGAGTTGTTGGTTTAACAACCACTAAAACTCTAGAAGTAATTGAGACATCAACATTTGGTGGTAATCTTAATGCATCTTTTGTAGGTGCATCATCAACTGTATTCACTACAAAACTTGGAGTAGGAACAACTGAAGCACCTGTAAATGATATACAATTAAGAAAAACTGGTGACGCTGAAATTCAGATAACAAGTGAATCTGGCATAGCAGGTATAACTTTTGGTCGAGAAACAGGTAATGCTAATACTAATAATGCAGAAGTAAGATATGGCGGTGGTTCTGGATTCACTTATAGTTCAGATACTTCATTAGATATAATAAACTATGGAACAGGTAATTTTAATTATCATTTAAGTGCTAATAATCCTGGTGGAACTACAGGTAGTTTCTTCTGGCATAAGGGTTCTAATAATGTCAGATTGATGACATTAACCAATGCAGGTCGTTTAGGTATTGGAGTTACACAACCCACTGATGAAATTGATGTTGCTGGTGGAGTTACAGTATCAGGTGCTTTATCAGTAGGTGGTAATATAAACCTAACTGGAACAATGATAGGTAATGTTCAGGGAAATGTCATCGGTAATGTTATCGGAGTTCTAGCTGGAAACACAAATGCTACAGTAGGTATATCAACTCTTAACAACTTAAGTGTTGCTGGTGTTATGACAAGTAGCCAAATAAGAACAAATAACTTTGCTATCGGAGAAAATCCTGCAATCATACCCTCCGATAAAATTTCAATTAGAATAACTGATACTAATAAAGTTTTAGTAAATGATGTAGGTCAAGTTGCGATAGGAAATACAGAACATTTACCAGGTATTACTATAAATGCTATAGATAGATCTGCTATATTTGGTGGAGTAGGATGTGGTGTTACAATTCTTGGTGCTGGAATTGATTTCTCTCAAGCAGGTCTATCAACTAACCGATTTATGATACCACCAAAAATAAATGGTACTGCTGGTTTACAAAATCCTGTTCTAGGTGCGTTGGTATTCAACACAGCAGTTGGTAAATTACAATACTTTAATGGTTCAATCTGGAAGAATGTAGGTACATAATGACTATTAAAGCATCTGGCACACAATTAGGTTTTCAGGAAATTGAGGCAGAATTTGGTGCTCAGAGTCCAAGGTCTTTGGGATCATATCGCCATACTCAAACTGTTAATGGTCTTACTTTTAATGGTATTGACTCAGGAGTTCCTTCATCAGGTGAAATAAAATTTAGTGATTTTTATGGCAAAAGTTTGAATATAGTGGTTGATTGCTTCTCAGGTGGCGATGAGTTTCGTATAAATGCAAAAAATAACAAATGGAATAATAATAACATTGTAATCATAAATCCAAGCACCGTCTCAAAGAAAGAGCAAGGAACAAAAATCACCATTAGAGTAAATAAAAAATTCGGGTCTGATAAAAGTAATCAGCAACACTGTGCTTTAAGAACAGGAACATGGAATAATCCAGCACAAATTATTGTTGACTTAGGTAGTAGTGCAGAAATATATGGTGCTGGTGGAGATGGTGGTCGGGGTGCAAATGGAACATCAAGTAATGGTTTTGATGGTGGAGATGGTACTAGTGGATTAGGTATCGAACATCAGGGAACTGTAATTAATTATAGATCTGGTTCACTTATTAGTGCTGGTTTTGCTGGTGGCGGTGGCGGTGGCGGTGGCCGTGAGACAAGTAAGAATGATAGAAGAGCTGGCGGTGGAGGCGGTGGCGGTGGTGCTGGATTTCCATTTGGATTGGGTGGTGATGGCGGTGTACCACAAGCAGGTACAAGACAGGCGAATGAAGATATAGGAGAGGATGGCACTAATGCAACTGAAAATACTGCTGGTGTTGGTGGTAGCGGTGGTGATAATGACGACCAAGCAGGTGGACAGAAAGGTGGTGATGGTGGTGATAATGAACAAACAGCAGGAGATGGACCTGATGATGATAGTCAAGGTGGAGATGCAGGTACTAATGGTGCTGCAATTAGAAAGTCATCTGGAGTAAGTTTTACATTTGGCACGGGAGCTTTAGATGATGGAGAAATTAGACCATCATCCTTTGCTAATCCTGGTAATGCTGCGACAGGTGTTGCATAAATGAGATAGATATGTTATAGTAATATTATTATTTGATATTATGAAAGCAATCTTTAAGATAATTGAGTATTTGCCTGAGAGACAACAGATAGTAGTAAGATTTGCAAGACTTCGTGCACCCGAATCAATCGAAAAATATAGAAAAGTAGCGATAGATTTATCACATCTAGATTGCTATGATTCAGAATCTTTTGTAAAAAGTCTTATGAGAAAATTTGGTAATAATTTGGTAAAACAACAAGAGGATAACGAACCAATTATAAATGAAGCAGAAACTATATCTGGAGAATTAAACTTTGAAGACTTGGTGGGAAAAACGATTGAATGTAAAGTAGAAAACGATAGAAAACAAATAATAAAAATGAGACGAGTGGAATTATGAGTGTAAAGAGTTATTTAAAGAGATGTGAGGAGTTTTCAATTTGCTCTCAAGTTGGAGATAGTGCAGGGTTGATATTTTTTGAACCATCTGTAGATAGAATGACTATGTACCAAATCATAGTTAAAGGTTCTGGAAGGATGGCAAAAATTTTTGATTCAAATTATATTTTAGGTGATTCACATAAAAATAATTTTATAGATTTAAAAAAATATTTAAATTGTCAAACTATATTTGAGTCATATGAACCTTTTCACATATATGGATTCAATACATTGAGTAAAAATCAACATTGGGATGGTAAACTTGTTAATGAATCATTTGAAGGTGATGATAAAAGTTGGTTGGTATGTTTTGATGGAAGACCAGTTATAAATGATGTAGAACTTTCCAGAATGGATTATGCTAAACTAGAAAATAAACATTATAATGTAATATCTAATAATTCAATTGTGGGAGTATTTACAAAAATATGAATAATTATTGCAGAGAATTAAATTTTACACCAGAATTATATCCTAAACTAGATTTTTCAAAATATAATACTGATGGATATGATTGGTCTACATTTCATAAAACACCCTCACCAAGTGAATTAAATAATAATCACTTATTTGAATATCTAGAATCACTTGGTTTATCTTGTAAATGGATAGAGTTGTTTTACGCACCTCCTAAGTCGGATGGAATAATACATTGTGATAATACAGATTATACTCAATACACAAAAATATATTTTCAATTTGGTGCTGAAGGAAGCACTTTAAGATGGTGGGATTCAAAAAAAACATTACGGGTAAGCACGACTATCGGATCTGATGAAGGTAAAACAGATTATTCTTCTCACGCAGTAGATATTTTAGTATCTAAAGAAGAGGATGCTGAGATTATTTACGAGAAAGACTTGAGACTTCCTCATCTAGTAAATGTGGGAAAATTACATAGTCCTCATAATCCTACAAATGAAAAAAGATTTGTAATAACATTAGCTGTATTTGATTTATATGGTAAAAGACTATTGTGGGATGAAGCTGTTGATAAATTATCAAATAATATAATATGATTACTCATCTAGATATTAAAAAGATATATGATTGGGCTAAGGAAACAGAATTTCCCCTAAAAAAGGTTCCTACCGCAGGAGAATATTCTAATAAAGATATACATTTATGTTGGTTAAAGGGAGCTGGTAAAAAAGTTTTGATTCGTAAAAAGTTGATGAGTGATGATATTTTTGAAATTTTTTCTAAAAGTGAAATTATATACGCTTCATATTCAATTTTTGATGGTGGAACAATATTAAATCCTCATCGAGATCCTGACGTTTATCCTAAAAAATACAAAAGAATACAAGTCCCTCTAGAAATACCTCATAGTTTTCATTGTTTTATGATATGGAAAGATAAAAAAATAATGTGGGAAGAGGGTAAACATAAAACATTTCCTGTCATGGATGTAACACACGAGGGATATAATCTCTCGACAAAACCTATGAAATTTGTTATGATAGATGTAGAATTAAATACCGTTGTCGAAAATGAATATCAATCGTAACGAGATTGTGTTATTAAGGGGAATTTTATATACAAAAAGAATGTATAAAGGTATGAAACATGCACCTCATGGTGTAGTTATATGGGAAGATTGGATGGAAGATAGTCTTAATAAAGTAAATGATTATATTAAAAAAAATTATCCTGACGTACCAGAGTGGAAATAATGAACGAGATTTTAAATATAGATTATAATGTTCATAATTTATTTCCTACACCAATTCATTGTCTAAAAATTAATGATTTTGATACAAAGAAGCAAGCACTAATTGATTACGCATATAATTTAAGGGATAATGCAGAAAGAGGTAGAACAGCATCTAATCGTGGAGGGTTTCAATCTTTGGTATTTAAGGTTAAAGGTGGGGATGTTCTTCAAGACCTTCTTATTGATGTTATATCAAACATACCATCATTTAAAAGTGGTGTCGATGTTAGATGTCATACTTGGGTCAATATAAATCCACCAAATTCTTTAAATGTAAAACATTGCCATCCTAATTGTGATATTGCAGGAGTTTTATGGATAAAAATACCAAAAAATTCTGGTAAGTTAATGTTCATATCTCCATATAATTATATGTGTTATAATGAAATGATTTGTTATTCAAGAAAATTTAGGGATGATCATGCTTATCATTTTGATTATTCTTATGAAGCTGTTGAGGGAGGTTTAATGTTATTTCCAGCACATTTAGAACATAAAGTATTAGAAAATAAATCAGATGAGGATAGAATCTCAGTTTCTTTTAATTTAAATTTGATTAATAGGGATTCAGAGGTAGATTAGACAATAATTTAACTGTCACAATCACATACACAGATGTTTTTAATGTGCTATAATAAGTGTAATTAAACAATTAAAATGAAATCCATTATTACCGACTTGATTGAGGACTACAAAGAATCTGCTTCATATTGGTCTGGTTCTATTTTTGAAAGTGTTACACATTTTTCTACTGATTATAAAGGTAAATTTGGAGAGGAACTTCTATTTAATTTAATCAAAAAACATACAGAAATCCCAGTTGAGTGGGATGCAGATTCAAATACTGCGAATGACGATGGAGTTTACGACTTATTCTGGACTCTTAATGGTAACAAAAAACGTGTAGAGGTAAAAACTTCTGGGAGAACAGTATCAAATGGAAGACCCATTGGTTGGCAACACGAAAATGTTTATTATGAAGACAATAAGTGGGACAATGTAGTTTTTCTTGATTACGATGCAAATGACGTTATATTTGTTACCGTTGTTGACTATAATCAAATAGTAAAAAACAATACAATTGACCTATCACTATTTGGTAAATCAGGACACAAGAGAAAGAATGAAGAGGGAAAAGCAAAGGTAGACTTCAGTATGAAATCTATTCAAAATGGTATTGACAAAGGTTTAACATTCGAGTATGATTTGAATAACCCAGATGACGAAGGATTAACTTATTTCTTAGAGGAAAAACTTGGAAAGTAATATTTACAATTTTTATAAAGATATTACGAATAGACACACCCTTAATGATATTTCATCATCTTTGGGTGTGAATAAAGGTACAATAAAAAGGTGGGAATTACTAAAAGAAGTGCCACCACAATACTATTTTGATTTATGTAGATTGGATGGTATTCAAGTTGATTATACAAACTACACAGAAAAAGAAAAAGACCAATTTTTTACAAGTAAAGATACTGCTAAGTATTGTTATGATAAATGCCTACAAGTATTATCTGAGTGGGATGTAGATTTATCTGATTATACTTTCATTGAACCATCAGCAGGGGATGGAAGTTTCTTTTCATTATTTCCAAGAGAGAGAAGAATAGGAATAGACATAGAACCAAGATGTGATGATGTTATACAATCAGACTTTTTATTATGGAAACCAACAACAAATAAAAATATATGTTTAGGTAATCCCCCCTTTGGATTAAGAGGGAATCTTGCACTTAAATTTATTAATCATAGTGCAAAGTTTTCAGATTTTGTTTGTTTTGTTTTACCACAGTTGTTTGATAGTGATGGTAAAGGTAGTTGTAAGAGTAGAGTGAAAGGTCTTAATCTTATTCATAGTGAAATAGTTGACTCAGCATTTTATTATCCAGACGGAAAGGATGTTGATGTTAATGTTGTATTTCAGATATGGTCTAAGCATCATCAAATTTATGAAGAAAAGATTGATTTATCAAACTTAATTAAAATATATTCATTGTCAGATGGTGGAACTTCGGGTAGCACAAGAAATAAAAAACATTTATATACTTGTGATTATTACTTACCATCAACTTGCTTTGGAGAGGATTGTATGAAAATATATGATGACTTTGAAGAGTTACCACATCGAAGGGGATATGGTATAGTTGCAATCAATCATCAGAACAATATTCAAGATATTATGAATGAAATTAATTGGTCGGAAGTTGCATTTCCATCAACTAATGGAGCATTTAATTTAAGATTTGATATAATAGAAAAAACAATATGGAAAAACCTACCTATGACAATTAAAGAACTATCACAATCAAACCCCAATACACTTGAATCTCTACTATACTAATAATATCTAAAGAACACTAATGCAACTAAGACCACATCAAGAGCAAGCAATTCAATCAATGTTAGACAATGACAAAGGACAAGTCATTGTTCCTACTGGTGGTGGTAAGACCATCTGTATGATTATGGATGCTGTCAAGCAGTTGGAAGATTATGGTACAGTTGTAGTCGTTGCACCACGCATACTACTTGCAGAGCAACTATGCAAAGAGTTTATGGAAATCATTGATAAGAAATACAATGATGTAGATGTGATGCACGTTCATAGTGGTAAAATCAAAGGTATGTTCAGCACCACTAATCCACTTGAGATACAGGGATTTGTTGAACAGAACTTAGTAAATTTCTTCAGTAGAACTATTATATTTACAACTTATCATTCATTACACAGGATTGAAGAAAGTGGTATTATGGTTGATACTATCTACTTTGATGAAGCACACAACTCAGTACAGAAAAACTTTTTCCCTGCTACTGATTACTTCTCACAGTATGCAGGTAGATGCTACTTCTTTACAGCAACACCAAAGCATAGTCGTTCTCCTGAGAAAGCAGGTATGAACTGGACAGAGGTGTATGGTGGTGTAATATGTCAAGTACCTGCACCAAAGTTAGTCAAGCAAGGTTACATTCTACCACCTAAAGTTAAGGTGTATCGTTCAAGAATATTGAAGAAAGATGAGTTGGTTGCTGATAGAGACAATGAGCAGATGATTGGTGCGATTGACAATCTTGACAAGAACAAAGTATTAATATGTGCCAAGTCAACAAAACAAATTGTTGCACTTGTTTCTCAAACTGATTTTGTTCAGCAACTTGCGATTCGTGGTTACTCTTATATGTTTATCACAGCAAAGACAGGTGCGATGATTGATGGAGAGAAGGTTGACAGAGAGACTTTCTTTGATACACTTAATGAGTGGGGTAGGACAGACAAAAAGTTTGTTGTACTTCATCACAGCATACTCTCAGAGGGCATCAATGTCAATGGTCTTGAAGCAGTATTATTCATGCGTTCAATGGACTACAT